GTGCCTTCACGCTGGCCGATGACGATGAACTGAGACACGGGCCAATCGCGCAGGCGATGAAGCGCGACATTGCGGCGGCCAAGGCGAATGCAAAGTCTACCTATAAGGGGTCTTCCTCCCCTGAGGCAACTGCATTGGCGATGGTGGCGGCTGTCCACGAGTTTGGGTATCCCGAGGGCGGCATCCCAGAGCGGTCGTTTCTTCGCAGCGGAATCCACGAAGGAATTCCGAAGTTCAACCGACTCAACGAGGCCAACCTGCGCGCCGTCGTGTTGGGCGGGAAGACGATCGAAGAGTCGCTCGACATGCTGGGCGTGGTGGCGGCCGGCGAGGTCAAGCGCAAGATTCGCAACGGCCCATTCGCCCCGTTGAAGCCGGCGACGATTGCCCGCAAGGGCAGCTCGAAGCCTTTGATTGACAGTGGACAGTTGATTCAGAGCATTACGTTCGTCCGCGAGGGCGAGCAGTCCGCAAACGCAAAGGTGATCCGTTGAGAATAAACGTCTCCGACCTCCTGACAGACCCCGACCTGGGCGGAACCACGTTCACGCGTCGCCGCCCGACTTCTACCGTCGGGACAGGCGGCATCGTTTCGACTACCTACCTCGACTCCACGTTGAGCGGAATCATTCAACCCGCCGCGACTGCGGACGCGCAGTTCCTGCCCGAGGGCGTGCGGTTGAGCGACGTGCAGGCTTTCTACACGCCCAGCGCTATCAGCCCCGGGGACGGCTCGACAACGGCGCCTGACATTCTGGTTGACAACGCCGGCAACACCTATCAGGTGCTGCACGTGGCGGCGTTTGACAAGCACGGCATGACGAAGGCGCTGGCGCAGAAGCTTCTGCCGGGCACTCTTCCTGCGCCTCCTGACCCACCGGAGACGCCATGAGCTTCGTCCCCGCCACATTCAAAGACGCTTGTGAGTTCTTGGTGTGCTACCTAGTGACGAAAGCCTACAGCATGACCAACGTGCGGCCCGCTGACCAGAAGGTGCCGACTGGCAGCGACGGCGTGGAGTTCGCGACAGTGCGAATCATGACGAGCGACTCGGACTTCGGGCGCTCGTTCAAATCTACCAAGAACGACCCCACCGACGGCTCTACCAAGGTTGTGCAGACGCTGCGGAACCTCTACACGTTCGTCTGCTCGATCCAGTTTTTCCGCCACGCCGCACCCGTCAACGATTCGGCCGGGCTCGCCGGGTTCGGCCTGGGCGCCTTCGACAAGGCGTCCCGCTTGGGCAACCGCCTCAGCCAGGAAGACATGCTGGAGCTGTCTGAGAGCATGAACCTCAGCATTGCTCGCGTCTCCACGGCCCGCAACGTCGCGGCCCTGGTGAATGGCGCTTACTACGAGGACCGCGGCAGCGTCGACATCACGTTCACGACTCCCAACGATGAGACGCTCCTGCTGAACAGCATCGCGAGCGCGGAAGTTGATTTGCAGTTTGCCCAGCCGGGCCGGCCACACCCTGACCACGCAACCATCACCGCCAGTGAGGTAACCCAATGAGCACGTTTTCTCTGAATAACATCGTCAACCCCACGTTGCGCGTGAGTGCGCTTCCACAGGCGGCCAAGAATTTCAGCATCGGGCTGGTGCTGTCGGCAGCGCAGGCCAAGCCTGGCGCATGGGCGAGCGGACAGCGCACGGCCTCCTATACCTCCGAGGCCGCCGTAGCGGTGGACTTCGGCAGCGATACGCCCCTGCAGGACTTCGGCAGCGATACGCCCCTGCAGCACTTCGCCACGGCGTACTTTGGCCAGTCGCCGCAACCGGCGTCGCTCAAGGTTGGTTTGTGGCTCACGGGTGACGCCAGTGCAACGGCCGCCATCACGGCCTGCTACAACTACGACCCGAACTTCTACTTGGTGGCCGTTGAACCCGGAACGGCGGGAAGCGATGTCTTATTGGTGGCCGCATTCTGCAACTCAAACGGGATGCGCTTCTTCTTCACCACCCAGGAAGCGAATTGTCTGGCGGCGCTCACCTCGGGCAGCACCAACCTTCTGGGGCAGCTCAGTGGGTTCACCGGCATGACCAGTGCGGCTTCCACCCCGCGAGCCATGGGCATCTATACGGATTCCGATTCGGACGCGAACGACATTGGAGCCGCGTGCCTCATGGCCACTGCTGCGACCATGAACATCGGGCAGCCGAATAGCATGTCGACGTTCATGTTCAAGCAGTTCGCCGGCATCGGCAAGGCGTCTCTCACGCAGACGCAGCTCACCAACATCGTCGGCCCCTTCGACGGCAGTGCAGGGACTTCGTGGAACGGCAACGTGTACGCGACCTTTGGCAACACCGATATGTTGTGTCGTGGGGTGGCGTGCGATGGGCGATTCGAAGATGAGGGTCTCGGGCTCGACTGGCTGGAGAACGGGATCCAGACGACCTTATTCAACACGCTCCAACAGGCGGCGAGTGCGGGCAGCCGCATCCCGCAGACTGACGAAGGGTCGGCCCGGCTGATCATGGACCTGACGACCTTCATGGAGCAGGCGAAGGCTGCGGGGCTCTGCGCGCCTGGCACGTGGAAGTTCGACGGCGTAGGCAACATCGAAACCGGCGACCCGCTGCCGAAGGGCTACTACATCTACGCGGCGCCTGTGTCGACCATGACAAGCGCCGACCGTGCGGCCCGCAAGGCACCCCCAATTTCGATCCTTGTCTGCGGCGCCGGTGCCATCCAATACGCCGCACCCACCATCATCTTCCAACGCTAGGAGTTGACCAATGAAAGTTTTTGACTGGAGAACAATCAGCGTTCTGATCAGTGGCTACGGCTACGGCCCGACTCCGGTTATGGGGTGGGATGAAGGAAACGACGTCTTTCAATGGGAGCGAGTCAAGCCGGGGGTGTCGCACAAAATGGGGGTCGACGGGCGCATGACGGCGTCCAAGTCGGCGGACAACTCGGTCAAGGCGGTGTTGAAGCTGTCGCAGCTCTCGCCGACGAATGCGATCCTGTCGTTCATGTTCAACCTGCAGCAGATGCCCGGCGAGATGGGGGTGTTTCTGCACTTTCAGGATGCCATGAGGCAGGACGTCGCTTCTACGACCGTCGGCTACATCGAGAACCACGCACCCATCCATCGCGGCGGGGAAGCTGTTGGCACCGAGTGGACGCTGATTTTCGAGTCCGGCCTGGGCGAGCTGGGGGATCCGACGTTCGCCGGCACTCCGTCGGACGTGGCCGAGAATCTGGGGGTCGCGTAGCCCATGTCGGCACAGATCAAGACCATCGACGGGCGGGAATATGCGTTCAGCAAGATCCCGCCCACCAAGTCGGTCCCGCTGCAGGTGCAGTTGCTCAAACTGGTCGGGCCGGAAGTTCAGATCCTGTTGGGGCAGAAGACTGGCTTCCTGACGGAGATTCTGGCGGCCGTCGTGGCGGAGAAAGACCCGGCCAAGCAGTTTCAAATCGTGTCCGACGCGCTCAAGTCGCTGGCGCCCTTCTTCTTTGGGGTCGTACAGAACGCCGACGGCGACCAGGTGTTGGAGATGATGGAGTTGGTGTTCTCATTCGTGGCCGTCGACGGCCGCGGGATCCAACCCAACCTCATCGACGCCACCTTCGCCCAGTGCGCCCCCGGCACCATGTGGAAGGTCTTCTGGGAGGGGTTGCGCGTGAACTACGCGAGTTTTTTTCGCGTCGCCCCCTCGGATTCAAGCGCGCCAAAGACAACCTGAAATTCAAGCCGGTTGAACCGGTCAACGATGACTGCTCTTTCGCAATCTGGAGGCCCATCTTGAGAACCCAGCCGCTTTGCGAATACTGGCAGCTCGACGAATCGGGGCCACACTGCTACGACATCGACTGGCTTGCGCGCGCACACGAGATAATGGACGTCGAGGAAGAGAACCAGCGGCGCCACTGGGATTCCACGAAGCCGACGACGTAGACCCATGCCAACGATTATTGACAGCCTCCTCGTTTCCCTTGGTTTCAAAGTTGAGTCCAAGGACTTGGAAGGCTTTGCCAAGAAGGCCGAAGCCGCCAAGGGGATGCTTCTCGGCATCGTCGGCGCTGCATCGGCCGCCGCCTATGGCCTTGAGCGCATGGTCAAGGGGACGGCCGAGCGCATGGGGGGGATCCAGGAGTTCAGTGAGCAGATGGGCCTGAGCGCCGTCAGCGTGGCGGCCCTGGGCAGGGTCGCGATGGAGAACGGTGGCAGCATGGAGGGGATGGAGGGCGGGCTGCGCCAGATGACCATCATGGCGGGCCAGGCCGCGCAGGGGGTAGGCAGGGGCGCCATGGTGTTCAAACGGTTCCACATTGCCGTCAAGGATGCCAACGGCCAGGTGAAGACCACCGAGCAGCTACTCGGCGATGTGGCCGACAAGATGGCGAAGCTCGGCAGCCAGCCGCAGAAGATCGCGCTTGGCTCGCGCCTTGGGTTCGACCCCGCCACTGTCAAGCTGCTGAGCGAGGGGCGCGCAGCGTTCGACAGGAAGCGCGAGGAGGCGCTCAAGGCCAACCCGTTCAAAGCCAGCGACTACGAGGCGGCGCTGTTGACAAAGAGGGGCTTCAAGAAAGCATCGATGGCGGTCGAGCAGCTCAAGAACCGCTTGGCGGTGGGGCTCATGCCTACCGTCAACGACCTGTTGAAGAAGTTCACCGCGTGGGTGAAAGACGAAAAGAACATCGCGAAGGTGAAGGACGCGGTCAACAAGGTCGTGGAGGCAGTAAGCCTGTTAGCCCGCAACCTCGACAAGGTCTTGGCAGTCTTGGCGGTCATCTACGCGCACAAGTACGGGATGATGATCGTGGGTTGGGGAGTCGAGATCATGAAGGTGGCGGGCGCATTCAAGACCGCGGCCGGGACCGCTGAGATGCTCAAGTTGGGATTCAAAGCCATTCAGGGAGTGTTGACGGGCGGCGTGCTGGTGGCTATCGGCCTGGTGATCGAAGACCTGTGGACGTTCCACAATGGAGGCGAGTCAGTCACAGGGTGGATGGTCAACCGCTTCCCCTACGGCGTTGAGGTCATGGAGGGCGCGTTGGCCGTCTTGAGCGCGGCCTTCGTCGCGCTGACGCTTTCAAGCGGACCGATGGGGCTCATCACGCTGGGCATTGGCGGCTGGATAATTGCGGCCAAGAATCTGCAGGACAATTGGCGCCCGGTGCTGAATTGGTTCAAGGATTCTCTAGCCGAACTCGAAGATCGCATTGTCTTGATGGCGAAGATCGTGACGCCCGCTATTTGGCTCCTCAGCAAAGTAATGGGCAAGACTGACGCTTGGTACGGCAGGGAGCAGGGACCGGCATACTCGCCCAATCGCACAGGATACGACGAGAACGATTTCAACGCCCGCATGGCAGCGTCCAATAATCGTCCATGGGGGAACTTCGACAGGGAGCATGGGGTAAAGCCAGAAGATGACAACAGTTTCTACGGGCGCGAGTTTGCAAGTCGCGAAGTCCTATCGACCGCGCCGAGCCTCCCAGCGGGTTGGGGCATGATGTCTCTGCCCAACGGCGGCGGCATGGTCGATAACAGCTCCAACATCGCCAAGGTGGAGATCAACGTACTTGGCTCGACTGACCCGCGAGGCACAGCCAAAGAAGTTGACCGCAAGCTTCGCGAGACCTACGAACGCCGCGACGTGAGCAGGGTCAACCACCGCAACCGCGCGCCGGGGGTGCGGTGATGGTCCAGACCGCCATCATAAACCGACACTTCAACTTTGGGAACGACCCCACGACGGGCATTCCCGACGTGTTGATCTTCGACTCG